CATTGCTCCGGCTCTACAAAGGGCGTCTAAGGACTTCTTGTTAAGTTTCCTTGCTACCACCCCTCCGTCAAACAGAAGTTGCTCTACGGACGTAAATGGACGCTTCTCAAGGATCTCATCGATGGCTGCATCTCCGAGACCTTTGATGGTTGTCAAAGGCGCAACAAGAGTATCTGTTCCCTGAACTGACCAGTTGCGACCAGAAGTGTTAATATCAAGAGGCTTAATTGTGTAACCCCAAGACTTAGCAATGTTAATCGCCGCTTCTTTACGAGACTCTGGTTCTTTGTCCAAGAAAGCGCAAGCCCACTCTGCGTTGTAATATGTAGCCAACCAAGCGGTCTGATAAGAGATTAAAGAATAAGCCACAGCGTGTGATTTATTGAAACCATAGCCGGAGAAGTATTCAAACTTCTGCCACATGTCTTCTGCTGTTCTCTTACTCATTCCCTTTTCGATACAGCCGTCAACAAATTTGTGAAGAATCTCTTCTTTCTTTGCTTGCTTGGACGCATCAAGACCTTTCTTTGTTAGCAGTTTGCGCAGTAAATTAGCATCATCAAGAGAAATCCCTTTGCCAAGGCGGTTCGCAAGAAGAGCGATCTGCTCTTGGAATATAAGGAATCCTCTTGTTTCTCTTGTGAGTTCTTCGACGATTTCATTTTCATACTTAATAGTTAAAGGGTCTCTAACAGCCTCCACATATGCCTTATCCACACCAGCAGAAAGAGGGCCGGGACGGTAAATAGAAGTAATCGCAGAGATATCAATAATCGACTTTGGCTGCGCCCTCTTCGCGAGGCTTTGGGCCCCTTTCTCCGTAAACTGAAAGATACCCATCCACTTACCGGCTTGGAAAATGTTTTTGTAAACTTCTTGGTCATTTAAATTAATTACATCTGGATGAAGATTTTCATCGTAATACTTCTTAACATCAGCAAAAGTTGGATTCTCAACGCCATGGTGGTTCTGAAGGATACGCTCAATAGCTTCCTCCATCATTCGAAGGGTTGCAAGACCTAGGATGTCAAACTTAATGAAGCCCATTGGCTCAAGTTGACGAACATTTTGACCCTCAGACCAAGGAGTTTGGCGTACGCCTTTAGAAGCAATAAGAGGCATGTATTTATCCAATTCTTCACCAATCACCACACCACCGGCATGACGAGAGGTAGAACGAATTTGGCCCATCAATCCCTCAACGTGAGATTTGACCTTTGGATGTTCAACAAAAAACTTCTGAAGAGTTTCAGAAAACTCACACACTTCTTCGAAAGTCGGAGTATAAACACCCGCTCGGATGCCGTGCTTCTTCTTTGCAAGAGGAGTGGCTTCTTTAAGCATTGTGTTCGTTACTTTGTTAACTTCCGCAAAAGGAATGTCGTAGAATTTCGAAATGTCTTTGATAAGGGACTTCAACTGCAAGGTGTTGAAGTTGGAAATGGGAACTACTGTGTCAGAACCCCACTCATCAATAAGAATTTCTTTAAGCACCATAGGATCGGATACATCATAATCAATATCAGGATAGTCCGTCGCATCGGCCCTAAGAAAACGTGAGAATAATAGGCCATACTTAATTGGATCCACTTGTGTAATACCCAGTGCATAAGCGACCAGCGATCCTGCTGCTGATCCTCTTCCGGGCCCTGCGAGTTGAACTTCATTTGTTTTGTCCACAATTGACTTCATTGTCAAGAAATATTTTGAGAACCCTCTTTCAGAAATAACTTTAAGTTCGTGCTTGAGTCTTTCGGTGTAATCCACCCAAGTGGTTGACCCTCGTTCGACAGAACGAAGTGCCAAAATCTTAAATAAGCCCTCGAAGGAGAGTTGAGCCAAGTATTCTGCAGGGTGATGGCCAGCAGGTACGACGAAATCAGGAAGACGGACAGTATTATCAGGAAGAAAATCTTCAATCCTTTTAAAAGCAATATTGACCGTTTCAAGCATAGAACGGCGAACCACATCATCATCGTAAGAAATATCGGTATGTATAATATTACTATATCTTTTATAATCGGCCCACATTTGTTCGCCGTTCTTTGGATACAATTCATAGCCAATCTCATCCACACTTTCAGGTAGTTCATCTGACATCCACTCCGGTTTACCCTTTCCGAGCCAACCTATTTTCTTATATAGTTCTCTATCGTTCCAAGCGTCAGGTGATGGATAGTGAGAATCGCAAGTTGATACTAATGGTATCCCAAATTCTTTATGCATTTGAATAACATAGTTGTTCAATTCATGTTGTTCTGGGATGGCATTCCATTGTAGCTCACCATACCAGCGATCTCCAAATATATCAACCATCTTATTGGTCATAGTTCTCATGCAGTCAAGAACAGCCTCAGAACCCTCTTCTCGGTTCTCCCAATAGCAACCAGCATAGATACCACCAAGACAAGCAGAGAGTGCAATAATGCCCTCGTTATGCTTCTCTAACATATCAAAATCTATGCGTGGTTTACGATAGAAGTTATCTCCGTGATAAGACTGAGAGACCAACTTGAAAATATTATTCAAGCCTTCTTGGTTCATTGCAAGAAGAACGATGTGTCTCTTGCGGTTTAGTTCTGATTTAGACGCGGACTTAGATTCTGCTTCGTTCTCAACGGTAGTTCCGGAGCGAGCGTCGTCAATATTTTTAGACTTATCTTTATCTGCGCGGTGTTCATCTAGTTTGACCTTCCAGTCGGCAACAGACTCAATAAAGTAGGCTTCAACACCAAAGATAGGTTTGAAGTCTTTACCTTCTTTCTTCATACGCTTGGCGTGAAGAACTTGGTAAGCTAGACCATTCATGTTTCCGTGGTCTGTCAATGCTAGGGCTCTGCTTCCGTTATTGTAAGCAAAGTCCATATGGTCTTGTGGATATCCAAATCCATCGAAAGGGGATCCAACCCCTGAATGAGCGTGTAGCCCAACAAAGTCAATCTTATTCATGTTGTCCTCCATGATTGTTCTTATTTATTATGTATATAATATAACATGCCCCAAGACATTTGTCAAGGGGCACTTGTAAGTTTTTATATCCAAAATTTTGTATCTTTTACAGAGATATTTTTCTTTTTTAGTTCTTTAATTAATTTGGCAACTGTTTGTTTAATTTCACTATCTTTAAAATCATAAAGCTCTTGCTGACCTTGTGGGCCTTCCACATTACGATCAGACATAATTTCCTTAAACACTCTTTCGCATTGCCAAGTCTCACCATTGGTTGCAAATTTTATCATCGCATATAATCTAAAATCAACGCCGGGCTGGTTTCGGCCTCTCTGTATTGCTGTTGCGAACTTCCCTCTGCCGACTTTTAAAAGGCCTCGAGATTCAGAGCCTGTTGAAAAATCTTTGATATGCGCTCTACCCATATAAACATGAAACTCTTCATTTCCTTGTTTTTCGATCTCTGCTGCGGGGCTTTTACAACCTTCAAATAGTTTTTTTCTTTCTTCTTTATAATCTTGGTATGTTATACCCTTAATTTTGTTACTCATGTGTCCTCCATGATTGTTGTTTATTATGTTTATAATATAACGTGTTGTGTTTGGTTTGTCAAATTTTTTAGTAAAGTTTATTCTTCTAGTTTCTCAATATACTTCTGAAGATACCACGAGGCCTTCTTTAAGTCCTGAATGAGAGTTTTTGGGTTTTTCTTTCCTGCTCTAGAAATGTATTTGATTACATTCCCCAGATGAAAACCTAAGCCCCAAGCATCAATAACTTTGATTGCTTCGTATGTGTTTTCTTTTCCACCATAATGACTTGGGTGGTCGACTTGTTCAGCGAGTGATTTTGTTTGTTCTTTATCTATATTCATTGTTCCTCCTAATAATTGCCAAAGGTGATAATAGAATTAACCACTCCATTGGTGCGGTTGTTGACGAACAAGACCGGATTGGCTTGCCTTCTTCTAAGGTTAATTCGGTGTTCTCTGTTTCATCTTCGGTTTCTTCAGTGATTTCTTCGGCACCAGTATCTTCTGGCTCACCTGTGTCCATTGGTTCTTCAGGTGTCTCTTCTTCCTCCTCTTCCTCTTGATCCATCGTTGGTTCCCAATAAGGTTGAGAAATAATAATGTTTTGCAAAGAGACACCTAATTCACTACGAATTGGGTTCCACCATCCCATGTCAAAATTACCCATGATGTTAAGCTCATCAAGCATGAATGGTTCGCCTTCTTCAACTTGAATAGCCAAAAAGTATTCGTGATAAGCAGACTGGTCGTCCCTAACTCCTAGGTTAAGATACATATCCCAAGCCATAAGATCGGCTCTTCCGTTTACATACACGTCCCACTCATAGAGAGTTACGTCATACTGAGTTTGAACACGATACTCCGTTCCGATGTATCCTTTTACCTGCACATCACCAGCAGCTTTTACGTCACCATCTTCGTTCAGTTGGTATTCTCCGTGTGCCATAGCAGATCCTTCAGCATTTCCACCGACACCATATTGGTTTGCAAAAGAAACCTGTCCATAGGCATCAATACCATAGTTCTCAAAAGGCACAGACCAATCCCAACGGAACGCTCCTTGTTCACGAGACACATCCGTCATAGCTTCAACGCTTATAACAGGATACTCTCCCCAGTCTTGAATCTCGTCTGCCCACAGGTGGCAATCTGACCAGAAACAATCTCTTCCCGGCGTTGAACGTGCCTTTATGACTGCGACATAAAAGTCAGACCCGCGATCAATTGATGATTGAAACCAGTAAAACTCTACAATAGCATCTATGGAGTTGCCACTAGTGTCACTATTACCAACGTATAAAGTGTTTCCTTCAAAAAAAGAATAGACCCTAATCTTCATTCAGAGACTGGTCGAATACAACATCATAGTCGCCTGTTAAAATAGAAGCTCCCGTATAAGATGTCTCGGATAGCGAAAGGTCTTCAGCATGACCTAATAAAAGTGATAAAAATAATAGCATAATAAATCTCCGAGCATAAGTAGTTGTTTTCTTTTATTTTGCCGCAAGGCAAAGTTGATCGTTCATCAATTGTCTCATTTTGAACAGACCGAGTTCTTTGTGCTTGCACTCAAGCATCACATCCATATCAAACCCAAAGGTATCAATTGGAGTCCAGTATGAGTCCGAGTGAGCATTGGCTCTGATCTTCGGGTCATTGTGCTCCACGGAGCGTGACTGACTGTAGTGAACAACAGGGCGAACATCACCCCAAGTAGAGATAGCCAATTCAACGGCATCCAGTTGAGACAAACCACCAGTGCAAAATGTATGGTGGTGGTAGTCATGTACAATGGGGATGCCTATCTTTTTGAATATACCATCGTACAACTCTTGGGTTGAATATAGCGACTCTTTGTCGTCGTTCTCTACAGTCAGTCGAGACCGTACAGCGTCTGATAATCTAGCGTAGTTCCGGCAAAAATTGCCAAGGGCCATAGGTTTATCATTGTATGCACCTCCAACGTGAATGTTGATTTTGGCTTTTGGTGTGCGCGGTTGGCACAACAAGTCCATTAGTTTTCCGTGGATCTCAAGATCACGGATGGTGTTAAGCACCACTTGCTCATTTGGCGAGCAAAGTTTGTTGAATGGGCCGGGATGAGTCGTAAGACGCATACCATGCTCCTCAGCAAATAGTCCGCACTCAAACAAAATTTCTTCAATCTCATTGAAGTCAGGAAGGTCTTCGAGAGCATACTCTGACGCCCAAGGAAAGATATCGGAGGACATACGGAAAAACGTAATATCGTTTTGTAAATTCCACTCAAGAATTTGTCGCAGATCTTTCACATTTTGTAGCGCAAGTTCTGATGCATATGCGATACCTTTCTCTTTGAAAGTTCGCTTGATCATAGAGCGGTTAGTTGTAATCTTGGGTTTTTGTGCACCAAGGGTCATGTTTATACAGGCATAGCCTAGTCGATAGTTAGTCATTGTGTCCTCCAATGTCTTTGTATTATGTTTATAATATAACGTGTTAGTTATTGTTTGTCAAGTTTTTTTAACTATTAATATTTCATGAGATTCTTTTTTCATTATCTCATGGCGTTCGGATTTTAAATTAGCTATCAACTCTTTGTCACCAGCATTTTTCTCCAATTCATCAATTCGGATAGTCAATTTTTCTACCTCATCTAGCTCATCAGCAGATGTTCGGTCTTTTCTATTCTTACCTATTCTGGTTTCGCCAATGTCCATTGAATAATGCCATTTGGGGAAGTAGAAATCAAAGTCCGCATAATATTCTCTTATTGTCTCGCAATTATTGTAAGACAACACAAAGTCTCCCTCATGAGCCTTTAACAAGTCACGCAGCAACTCATGGTCAAAATCATCATGATGAACCGGTATGTTCTTCATTGGATATATGCCTCCGAGCATCTTGTTATCCTTGTCTTTCTCGGTATAATATGGTGGATCTAAATATAAAAAATTATTTGGATATTTTTTTATAATTTTCTCAAACGAAGAACAAGAAACAAACAAGTTTGGGCATGAAAAATCTCTTACCTTCTGGATTGTTTTGTTCCACTTTTCTTGATTCATATATATCTTAGATGGCCAACCAAGAAAGCCGGGACCATAAGAAGTATTATGGTTAAAATAATAATATGCCGCAAGCTTTGTGTTAGGTAGGTAGACCTGTTCTCTTTTATAGAAATCAGTCTTCCAGTGGCTTAACATTTTTTGCGTCTCAGCATTGCACATCAGCAACTCTTTAACCAACGAATAGGCTTCCTCTGTTGGAGAAATTTTAGCCAATTCATCAGCTAGAGAATCTGGGTTGTTTAAGAGTTCACTCCAAAAGTTAATTAACATACCAAATATATCCGCAGCTATAACTTTCTTACCCATTGATGCCCAATGGACCTCGAGTGAACCACCGCCAAGAAAGGGGCTGACAATTGTGTCGTAGTCCTCGACGAATGGGGAAATCTGCTTGATGGCACGAGATTTGCCACCAGCATATCTTAATATTGTTTTTTGTTTGCTAGTAGTCATTATTTTGCCTCCAGTAATTTTCTTCTTCCTTCTTGAATCTCAGTTGGCCAAGGCTTTCCTGCTTCTTGAAAGTTCCATTCCGGATGAGCCCCAGATGTATAAAGCAAATACTCTGATACACAGGCTTCCTCCATCTCTTTATAGGAAAAGGAAACACTTATGCTTTTGTTACCAGTTATGCTTGGAACACTCGTTTTAATTGAAGGCATCCATTGAGCATACATTTCAACTTTGCTTCCTTTTTTTAACTCTTGCTCGATGAGATAGTTAACGCCATAGGTTCTATCACTAGGGCGTCCACCATTACCTGAACAATAAGGAGATATAGTGCCGGAAATGCCATTTTTTGCATTAGAGCCGCCGATTTTAACTACTCTATTGTTTAGAACTATAAAGTAGACTCTGGCTTCGTTTTTGGTAAAATCAAAACGAGAAAGGTTTTTATCTTTCTTGAAGTTTAGATTCTTTTTTGCTTCTGTAAGGTTTCTAGTAAACTCACCAATTCTGGTTGCGTTTTTAAGTATTTTCACATTCATGATGTCCTCCAATGTGTTGTTGTTATATATAATGTAACACGTTGAAGGGATTTGTCAAGTTTTTTCTACCACTTTTTGCATGACCAATAACGAGCTTTGGTCTTTGGGCCGGGATTGTCGCAGTTATGACGAGCACGGAATGATTTGCGTCGCTTTGGGTTAGATTTCTTAATACGCATGTTTGGATCCCCGAAGTTTACTTTCTTGATGTTTCCGGTCTTTGGGTCTTTAACATATACCTTAAACTTCTTTACATCTCCGCGCATTGGCTTGTTGAGAGTGACTTTACGTCCTCGGTATTCTGCTTCCATAACCAGATCTGGGCATCCACAAGAAGCCTCCTGAAGCGTTTCGAATAAGCAAGCCTCGCACACAAGACTTCCGTCTTCTAGTGTCGCTCCCTCAAACATTTCAAGGATCGCTTCGTCTCCTTCATACAACATTCCTTTTCGCATATCAAGTGCCTCGTTTTTCTTTTTTGCGCCTTTCTTACCCCAAGACTTTCCTTTGCCCTTTTCTTTGCAAGCGCCGGGCGTTGGTCGACAAGAAGGATAACGCTTTCTTTTCTCACCGTCACTTCTTCCACAAGATTTATACCCACCAGATCCATCTGGTGCGTTGCAATCGACCCAGCCGCCTTTGGAGCCTTTGGCTCCTTTGCGCCCAAACCAGTCACGAAGTGATGATTCTTTACTTGATTCAGTGCCGGCTTTCTTTTTCTTTTCTTCTTGCATTCCGTAAGTCTTACAAGGGTCTTGTCCGCAGCCGCAGTTTTTCTTACGCTCTTTGACAATCTCAACTTCTGCACTATCGTCGAGAATGTAGTCTTTATCTTTATGTTGCCCCACATTTGGCATAGCTTCCAGCGTTTTGATTATTTCATCTTCCATTTCTTTGCCGAATTCTTTCAAGAACGGGTCCATACCGGAAGCACCACCTTCGTCTCGAAGAACTTTTTCAATACGCTTAGGGTCAACGTGGGTGTAGCCTTTAGCCGCCATATCCTTGTGGTCTTGCTCTTTTTTGGCAACGAATTTTTCGCCGGTCTTTGGATCATACATATCGTGAGTTTGAAACTCTTCACGGAGAGACTCTTCTTTTTTAGATTTGTTTCCCCAATTCTTTGCTCCGACCTTACGACACTTAACGAGAGCACCTGAGGCATAAGCGGAAGGCCATACGTCATAGCGTGATCTTACCTTGTGATAGCAAGCGTCTTTCTTGCCCTTAGACTTCTTCTTTCTTTTTTTACGTTTCTTTTTCTTCTCATCGAGTTCATGTTCGCCCAGAACCTCTTCGATGAGTTCAATAAGTTTTTCTTTATTCATAATAGAGCCTCAATTGTATGCTCTAATTAGTCTCTTTCGAACAAACGTTCTTCTGCTTTTACAAAGAATTCTTCGTCTAATTCACACCCAATGAACCCACGTTGCAAATTTTTGGCGGCGAGCAGCGTTGCTGCTGAGCCGGCGAATGTGTCCAATACCACGTCCCCCACGTTGCTGTGTTTTTCTATCAAAGCTTCCATAAATGCTAGGGGCTTCTGTGTTGGGTGAAACCTGCCTTTCTCGTGACAAATGGGATAACGATATACTCCATTATCATACTGTGAGTTAAATGTGGGCTTGCTGACTTTTACGCCAAGGAGAGCGACCTCTCTAGCATTTGTGAGATAGTTTCTACCAGAATTGAGAGGGACTGGATTTGTCTTTAGCCATTCGATGAAACGAATTTGTTTAAAGCCAGCTTCTTCCATTATACGCTTTACGTCACTAATCTTCCAAAGGTCACAAAAAACAATGGCAGTTCCGTGTCGCTTGAGTACTCGATAATACTCATTAATGGAATCTCGCAAATCTTCCAGAGAAAAATTTTCGGCCTTGTCCCATTCACCATGCTCTGTTGATACTGCAAATCGTTGCTCTCCGTTAACAACGCTCTTGAAGCCAGAAGGCTTGCTGATAATGTATGGAGGATCGGTCAATACTAAGTCTACAGAGCCCTTGTCTAATTTTTTCATAAGCGAGAGAGAGTCGGTCAATTCAAAATCTTGTATCTCACCTCTCAACATACGCAATATTTCTTTGTGCTCTTCTTCCGTGAAGTGCTCAATACCATCAGTAAAACAATCGGGGTCTTCAAAGCCGACTCTTCTCATTTCTGCCATCCACTCAAAGCCGTGGGCTTCAACGTCCATACCAAACTCTTCATAAACAATGTGATGGCACATTTCATGCAGCAATACGCCCAGCATTTGTCTTTCATCAAGACCCTGATTGTTGGCTATAATAATGCTGTTACAGCCAAGACTATCATGTCGGTAACTGCCTACCATATCATCGTCCATTTCCTTTAAGAATACAGGAACGGATCGATAATTGTTGTTCCAATGTTTTCTCATAAAATATTTAAAAGCGTAATTCCATATATAATTCATTTGTCCTCCAGTTTTATGTAATATAACCTATTGTCCCTTCTTTGTCAAGTCAGAGTCCTCAAGTTTTTTAAGAAAAAAATCGTATTCCCAATCGGTTTCTTGTATTTTTGGCCAATAAACCTGAATGACTGTTGTTTTCCCATGGGAAACAAGATGAGCTTTCCTAGGGCTTATCCCTACGACAATCCCGATATCACGATCCTTGTCTCCCGGATCGTATAGTTTTACTAAATCACCTAACTCAAATTGCCTAGGCATCTTCTAGTTTTTCCACCTCCCCAGCCCACACAGGAATAGTTCCGCCATCTGCTAGTTGAATATTTAAATCAAAAAATATTTCTTCTTGATCTGGTCCGTAAACCTCAACTACAATTCCTATCTCACCCTCAATGGCGCAACAATCGTCCCATTTAACATTTGATTTAAATAAAACTAAATCACCAATTGAGTAGTCGCGACTGAAAAACATGAACTAATAGTTCCCCCAGTGGCAATCACAAGGATCACATTCACAAACGTCACAATATTCACTCTGGTTCTGCTTCGGCGTGAAGGGGATACCCTGCTTCGCGTGCGTACATTTTGGTAGTTTGTATTTTTGTTTCTGCGATTTGTTTTGAGTAGACACCTGCGATTCCTTTTCCTTGTTTGTGCACTTTCATCATAATAGACTTTGCTTCGTTTACACCCTTATTAAATACTTCCATTAAAATTAAAGTAACCAAGTTCATGGGCGTATAATCGTCATTATAGAAAACAACCTTGTATTTTTTAGGTCTTCCTAATTTTTCTCTGTCTTTTACTAATATGTCTTTTTGCTTCTTTGTCATTTTGTCCTCTTTATTTTTAATTTATGTAATTCCTTTTTTTCAAAGCAACACTTTTCTGCTTTTTTACCCTGTAGGATGTTCACTTGTTTTTCAAAATAATTTATCAACCTTTGATAAGCCTTAATTGACTCTTCAATTACCTCTATTTCTCTCTTGTTCATTCTATGTGCCCCGTCCCAACGACTTCCCACTCCATATGAGTTTCGATAAATGTGTTCTGCTCTTCCCACAAGACCATATCAACTTTGTGCCGAGTCATATGAACGGCAACCAAAGCCCAATAAGGATAAGAGGACAAATATTGTCCGGGAATGGTCATCATTCCACTATCTGTTCCTGAGCACACAACGTATCCCAGCAAGGAAGACCCATCTGGTGAATATACAGCCAACGTGATAGTAAAAGTAGAGTTTGATCCATACGGAGCCCACCAGAATGTAGCACCTGATCTATAAATTGGAACCGCGAAAGCATAAGCAGGGTCAACATAGCGTAATTCATAAGGCTCGATGGAATCAAACCCGTGAAAAGAGTTGAATGAGGTAATGTACTCTTCGTCTCTTTTCAGATCATAAACTGCGTCTCTATCATACGTAGAGTCTGAGTGTAGCATTTGCCTATAAATTCCCTGTGAGTCTTTGAGAGCAAAAATGTATCCACCTCCAGCACTTTGTGCCTTTATTGACGGACCTAAGTCAATTATTGTGACCTCGGGGCCTGTTCTTATGATACTATTTGTGCATTGTCCTTGAGGTGGAATCCAGTCTGTATAAGATCCATTAACTTTCTCATGAAACCTCGCAACAAACTCAAGATTAATCTCGTGTGCTTCTCCCATACAAGCCGGACAAGCCACTTGTCGAAGATAGTAGTGTATGTACCCTCCAAGAGGGCTCTACGGCTGGCTCTGATGGCTCTGTGGTGTCTGTCTTAGGTGACGCTATTCCTGTCTCGTTGGTTGGCTGTGGCACCTTTGAAATAGATACTTCTGTGCAGCACAGCATTAGTGTTAATAATAAATTCATTTTTCCTCCAAAGTGGTGGACTCGAGGGGAGTCGAACCCCTGTCCGCGCTAGTCTTAGTTTGAGTCATTCACATGCTTATCTGGTTATTTCTCTAGCCAGCAAGATAGACGGCCATAAAACAACGCTTACCGTCCTGTTGCGTTGAGTTGTTTTGATTTTTGCAACTATCCTGTTGTTTTGCTCCTCTTGGATAGATGGCTTGGAGCGGCCACCCGATTAAGCCGCTAGGGCTTCTTCGAAATACAAATTATTGTTTGCGTTTATAAAATTTGAACGATTAAGGCTGATTCACGCCTGCATGCACTCTCCCCTTGATTCTAACACGTCGAAGCCATTGCGAGCCCGTATTATAATTATAATATAACACGCTTATATAGGTTTGTCAAATACCAAACAAGTGATTTAAGAATTTTTTTACAACACCTTCACGGCATTCATCGTTTTCCTCGCACATAAAAAGAGCCCAAGAATAAGAAGATTTTTCTCTTTTTATTTTTTTGTTAATGTCATCAATACAAATCTGCAAGGATGCACAGAGAGAATCATAATCTTTTAATTCCACTTTGTGCTCATCAGCAATGCTCAAGAGCCTACCCCAATCAGACTCTTCCATCGCTGATGTTACTGATTTGAATATTTCCTCATATTCTTGCTTCAGTGGATCATCGTTTGGTATTTTATCTGGATGGAATTTTCTGGCTAGATCTCTAAAAATGTTTTTAACATTATAACTTGGATTACTATTTTTTGTCTTCTTTGGTTTATTATTAGAAAATATTTTTGCCACTTCTGATGAGTGTTCTTTGTTCAATTTATTAATATCTATGTTGTTTTTTGAACAATACTCCCTATGATATTGTTCGAATTCCGGACCATAATCACGCGTCACTTCTTTAACGAACTCAAGCTCTACTTGTAAGGCTTTATATTGGTTCATTAATCTCTTATATTTTAGTTTCTTTATCATCCGAATCTAAGTAGTTTCTTGCAATTGGTTTACACTGTTGTCTCGTAAGAATGGTCTTCGTAGGACGTTTTATTTCTTTATCAACATTCGCAGCTATGAAGGTTTTGTATTCATTCCAAGAGGAAATATTATAGAAATTATCCACTTCACGCTCTATCGCCTCTTCAAAATTAAATGGAGCAAAAACTTTATCAATTTCAAAAAATCTTGCAGACCATCTCTCTTCAATTGGCAATGAATCATGATCTCTCCAATCAGAGCCCGGTCGAAATCTACCTGTGCCTGATCTGATGATTTTTCTAAACTCAATGAACTCATCTTTACCAAAAGTAAAAGAAGTATAAAGTCCATCCTTAAAAGTTTTTCCACCTGAGGAAATGTAAAAGTTTTTAGATGATGAAATTAATTTTCTATGCTCTCTTATCTGCCAAGATGGATAGAATCCATAAGGAAAGCTGACATAATATTTATTCGGCACCAACCAACGAGAAATCTCATCCGCTATTTTAAAAATAGATAAGGACCCATAGATAACAGACCAAGACAAACAATCTCTCTTATCTCTGTCTTTGGGGTGGACCGGTACATAATAAATTGGTATGTATCTGACAGTTTGATCTGGTTTTCTCTCGTAGCGTCTATGTGCATATACGGGATCTTTTACAAAGTCTCCAAGTTTCTTTTTTATCAAAGGAGAAACGTCGTCGTTGCAGATAATCCAAATCGTATCACAGCCGGCGTAAGCGCACTCAACCACTGCTGCCTCAAGCAAAGAATAATCGGGAGCTATCGGCATCAAACAATCCGGCCATGCCTGTTGAAAATCTAGCGGCTGTCCTGCTACTGGAACGATGCCAGCTAGGTGGAAGTATGCTGTATCATTTTCTCTAGTAACTTCCATGTGTATCCTTTTTTCTGCTTCATTTCATAAACATTTTTAAACGAAATTTCTGGTACATAATGTGGCACCACGACTCTCTTATTGAACTCAATTACGGGCTTACGAAACTTCGGCAAACCTCTGGAATTGTAGCCAACTACGCTACCTTGAATTCCTTCATTTTTTATCATCTGAAGCATCTTTAATCTAGAGTAAATCGGGGACATTTCAAGGTCATTTAATTGCTCTTCTGAGAGGTATGAAATGCCCACCAAATCTTTCACATGAGAGCCAACATTTTCTCTCTCTGATGAGAAGAATTTTATGGTCTTTATGAACTCATTTTCGTCATCATTTATCTGTTCAATTTCGTGGTTGCCTCCGACCCTCCAATCATAAAAATCGTAGACGTGATACCAGCCGGTTTCTATGTGGTCGAACTCGTTTATTTTATCGTATGAAATAGTTATTTTATTATTGTGATTTGTTATTAAAACTAAATTTTCATTTTCTTTACGATAGCCCCGTATATTGCTAGGAAATAGCAAATTTCCAGACATGCTCAGTAAAAAACAAAGTCTATCCCATACCTGTAAAGGTGTTGGTTTGTCAAGACCAAGCCATGAAAAGTCATAGGCATCATACTGAACATCTAAATTAAAGGGCGGAATTGGCGATATTAACACGCAGGGAGTTTCAGTGCGAAATGAGTGCAACAAACACGTTATTGTTTTGCCTATGTTAAGTTCTTTATAGTGTAATTCTAGATCTGACAATTAAGCTCCCGGATTTGCCCAAGAACTTACGATCTGCATAAGCAGCGGCTGGCCGTCATTCACAAGCCAAATGTCGTCTACCTGAACGTCTCCAACGAACTTAGTTTTGCGTGGTAATTTGGCAGGAAAAGATACCCCTAATGAACCCTGAGCGAAGCCCAAATATTCGGAATAATTTTCCCTAAAATCTTCTCTCTGTTCCTCTGATAATTGTGCCAAGAAAAGGTCCAGTTTTTGTCTAATAATAAAGGCTGCTGCACCCTTGCCTCCGGCCTTATACCAGTAGTAAGAAAGGCCACCATTTGTGTTACTAATTTCGAGACCAAGCTTGTTGATTTTGTTATCAATTTTTTTTCTTTCTGGTGTTCTTTTTTCTGTTTGACTTCGGGCATTTTGGAGGGCTGATAATTCCGCTTCTTTTTGCTGAATGACTCCGCTAGAATTAACAACATCCATGTAGTTTTCGTAGCCACTTCCGCCATCAGAATATTTGTAGATTTGAGGGTATTGGATTTTTCCCAAAAATATCCCAGTGAGATGTTTTAGGACATCTGGGTCTTTTTCAAATCCTGAATTTTCTTTGAGAAAATTTTTCCACTCATTCAATATTTTCTTCATCTTTTGTCACCCTCAATAAAAACTTTTCTGGTATTTCTTTAAATAGTTTTCCCTTAATTAAAAGATCATAGCCATAGAACTCAATCACTCTAGTCTCAGACTCCAAATCTGTCTCATATAGTTTATAAGGATCAGACATTATGATACCATTCTCTGCTTTGATATGTTGAAAAAGAGATCTACCTTGATCATTAAGAAAAAAGATATCACCCTTCTTAAATTTCCCTGACATTTCTGAACGCTCCGACAGCTTGAGGCCATAGGTCTGTTGCGATCTCCAAGCAAGCAAGTGCAACATCTTGTATTTCTTGTTGGGCCCCTTCATGGGCCCTTAGGCCTACAAACTTAAGTAGGTTGTTCAAATTCACAGTTCCATAATATTCTGTATACATATTTTGTGGTAGAACCATTCGCGCTTGTTCTCTACAGACACCAGCTGCCATGAGATTCTCAAACAAAATAACTGATCTTCCCACGTGTTTCCTTAACTCTTGCTTACAAGTAATACCAAAAGAAGGATCGGATAAATCCGGATACAAAACAGGGTTCACTTCATCGTCATTAGAAGATTGTCTGTTGGACTTATGCTGTGTACGGAATGTATCTGGGCAATAAAAAGTAAGATCTTTATCCGTATATCTTCTGGAAATTTCGTTGTAAGACCAAGTTCTGTGTCGCATATGCTGAGAGCGCACAAAAAGAGGAACGACAAACTTAAAGGTAGCCACATTGTGCTCGAACGTGCTCGTGTGTCTGTGTTTGACAAGATAGTTAATAAGTTTTTTATCTCGAGCATCTAATTCCTCCTTTTCTACTCCAAATGAAACACGGGCGCTGTTCACGATTGTGAGGTCAGAGCCCATGTGGTCTATGTATTGTACTTTGCCTATTCCGTCTCCGTATAGGTCAATTGTTTTTTGATAACTCATTTTTTCCTACGAATAAATTTAACTTTTTTTCCTTTATGTTCTGAGGCTTTCTTCATTGCTTCCATCAAAGAATTGGGAGCATCAACTTCTACTACTTCTTCTTCGTATAGTTCAAGCCCGAACTTCTTACCCGATGTTGGATCAAAAGACACATCATCTTCGACTCCTTTCAGTTCATCATCTTTTACGACAAATCCTGTTTCTTTAGAGCCCGGCGCCTTTCGGTAGCCCATATCATTGTCATAATCAATCTCATACATTGTAAAGGCCATAAAGTTTTCGCCCGGTTTAATTGGGATTCTTTTTCCAAAAACAAAACCCCATTGCTTAAACTCACGATTCAACTGATCCATCTGATCTTCGCTTACATTTAAGATAACTCGGGACTTTTCTTTGAGGCCACTGAAGATTCCACCAATTGCCATTGATTTAAGCCCAAGGCTTTCCAGTCTTTTTTTGAGCTTTCTATCCAAGTGGATATTCAATCTTGGGTCTGGTGCGGTTGCCATTGGGTTTTGTCCGGACATAATTCCGACTGTTTTAATGTCAGAGTCGCCTTGAAGTATTCCCATAAGCTTATCATACTTAGGCTGCTTATCTTCGCTCAAAGTAGGTGTCTCAAGAAGAACAGATTTTTCTCTATTTTCAAGTATAACCTGTTCTATGAGTTTCTTTAATTGTTCTTTATTCATCTTGTAGTCTCCCGTAGACATAATTCTCTAATACTAGATAATTAGTTTCCCCTAGGGCTTTTATCTCTTGTAGCATCCTTCTTTCAACTACAATTGTATCACCAACTTGTAACTTCAGTTCGCAGTCTCGAGAAGTATCTAGGACGTCACAAACTACATACGGGTTCTCTGGTTTTTTATAGTCCTCGGGTAAAAGGATGGTTGTTTCTTCTTTTCTTTCTTGAAGAGGGTGTACTAAAATATGACGGTTTTTTGGTTCAAAATGCATTTTTCCTCCATTATATACAAAACATTCTACTATTAGCATATTATATTATAACACGCCAACAGTAGAATGTCAAGTTTTAACTATGAGAATTTTTTTTATCTTGAATCTCTGCTCTGAGTTCTTTTAACTCTTTAATAGCCGTTAAAGCAACTTTTCTAACACGAGGAGCTGCTGCCTTATAGCCATAAGAGCCAGACTCGACTTTATCCAAATCAACCATAGTTGACTTTAATTCTTCAATAATAAGTTGTAAACGTTCTCTCATAAATTTTCTCCTAAAAGATCTCGCATGATCCACCTGCACAAGCTAGCTCACCTGACAGATTTGTTTCATCTTCGTCTTCACTAATTAGGTCCAAATTTATAGTTTTTACATATTGCAACAATGTTTCGTACTCTTCTTCTGTACAATCTTCGAATGGAGCCTGAACATAGGTGTGATCCGAAAAAGGAAGTACTGACAATCCGTTATACGATTTTCTATTGAGCCACATCCATTCACCAACACACTTCCACTCATCAGGCTTCACTGTAACTGTTGCAGAGACGTTATGTGTATTGTGTCCATTTTGGTGCCCTCCTTGAATCCAAGTATCACTAATGTGTTGAACCCTTCTTAAGAGATCCAAAGCGCTCTCGTGCCTTGTTATGGCCCCTTCTGGGGCCTTCTGTGGCACCATAATAATTGCTGTGTCATGAGGGCGGAATTTATCGTCCTCTACAAGCTGCGGAATGTTATTCAGAAGATAAGAATAGATTGCTTCATTTTTTCCTACGCGAATTCTGCGTATATAATAATCATTATGCCACGCATGAATACCAGAAGATGTCCCAAGAGTCAAAGAAGTTGTTCCCGCTGGTTTAACACAAGTTGTCCTTGCCGCTGGCTTTATTCCAATTTGCATTGCAACTCTTCTGTTTTCTCTCTTAACAATTAAAGAAGCCTCATTGAGATCCAATCCAAGAACACCACCAGAGGCAATACCCGTCATAGAAACGCCAATAAGGGCATCCTTTTCAGTGTTTCGTTGCCAGATAGGTCTTAGGTAGTGAAAGTCAGTGTAAGACGCCTGAAGGGTCCCTATGAACGTTGCAGCACGCACTCTCTGCTCTAACTCTTCTTGTTCTGTTACATCTGAAACATTTACCTCCGTGAGATTACAGAATTGATATGGTCTCAGACCTATTTCGCAACACGGATTCGTTCCCCAGTCTTTATCATTGGAGAAATAGAATCCCGGCTCTCCAGAACCAGACTCCCGAACACGATCCCAAATAGACATGAAAGTAGGACGATCGATACGATGCCGCATAAGCACGACAGAGTTGTTCGCTCTTCCTCTTTGAGGATTGAGTTCCCACCAGTTTCCTGACTTTGCTGCAAGCATTTCTTCGTCGTCAGCCGAGAACAAAGAAATGAGAGCGGCGCGGCGAATACCCCCAGCCAAAACTGCATCCGCAATGTAGCAGATGATATCATGAACCTCAATAGGAGTGAGCTGTTCCCCGTCGTCTTTTTCATCAAGTATTCCTTCTATTTTAACTAAGCATTCTTTGAGTGGTTGTGGGCCGGGAGCCTTTCCACCGGATGTAACTAGTCTGGCTCCTTTGGGACGGATGTCAGAGAAGTCAAATCGTAACTTTGAAGTTCCTTTGAAATAAGACTGAATTAGCGCTTTGACCGAGTCTGCCCAGCCTTCAATAGAATCTCCAATTAAAAATCTTCGGCTTCTTGTTGATGGTCGACGGATCTCAGGCAACTTCTCAACATGGTGTTTTTGGACAGAAAACCCAACACCGGTTCCCCCAAGAAGAAGGAACATAATCTCAGAAAAAACATGATAATTATCCACAGGACAGAAAGCACAATTGAAAATTCTGTTTGGAGAAACCTCGATTGGTTTACCGCCAAACTGCATCGATCTCATTGAAGGGAGTACCTTCTTATCATAAACATATTGATACGCTTTTTTGATTTCTGGTTCTAAACTAGGAAATTTTTTAATATGCATTTCCATGTTTCTGGTAACTAATTCGCTCCAGTTTTCTCTTCTGTTTTCTGATTCTAAGTATCTTGCATATTTCATATGCACTGTCACGTCGGACAAAATTTTATTTTCTAAATTCATATTCCTCTCCTATTTTGCACTTAATTCATTGTATTTTTGCCTCAAGATACTTAAGGCATCTTTTGTTGACGGCATCTCTGCTTCGTCATCTTCCCTATTTAAAACTTTTATTGTAACGTCTGACCAATCAACGAAGCAAGGGAATACTAAGCCGTCTGGTCCATTTCTATTTTTAGCAACAAAGATCCTTCCTTTGTTTGCTTGTTTATCTTGCACAGTTCTAGACAAGGAAAAGATGAAATCTGCTACGAAACACTTGTTGAAAGCTTCTGAGATTGACTCCATTGTAATAACCTCGGCATTTAATCCACTTCGGTTTGTTTGCGAAGCAGTCCATACTGGTATCTCGTAGATTTGCGCTAGTGCTCGAAGTCCCTCATAAGTTTCTTCAAGTTCGTGACGCTTTTCTCCGCTTGTTCTGTCTGGTCTCAAGAGGTCCGCATAATCACATAAAATCATGTCAGGATACACTCCTCTTTTCTTTAGTTTCTCAATGTGGTTCTTGATTGTTTGAACTGATGCAGATTTAGTTGGGTACTCTTTAATTATCAAAGTTCCATCGATCGATTCAACACAAGACAATACCTCTTCTTTGCGCTCTTTCAGATCACCCAGTGGAATACCACTAAGATTTGAATCAAAGCGACCGCCCACAACTGTGTCTTTAAGTTCCAGTGTGTAATATACTACTGTTTTTCCTTGTTTGAGCGCTTGGGCTGCGAGGTGGACAAGAACCATTGACTTTCCAGCGCCAGTAGGAGCAATAACAACGCCAAGTTCACTTTTACCCAAACCTCCTTTGACAATCTCATCCATTCTATCCCATCCTGTCGAGATAGGATCACGATTGATATATTCGAATCTTTTCAAAGCATCCGTATGATAATTATGTCCGAAATTATTATCTGTTCCTAGCTTCAGAGCATCTTGGATAACTTTTTCAATCTCATCAAAAGATGAAGACTTGATAAGTTTGATAGATTTCATCATTGCTCCTTTAAGGACTTGCTTTCGACAAAAATCAAGCGCTTTATCCTTAACGTAGTTGGCCTCTTCGACACCATCGGACTTCATAACCCTAGCGAAGAAGTTTCTAACTTGAGTAGCAGCAGCGTCATCACAATGATTTAGCTCTGTTCTTAGCACCGCCATCATAACTTCATGATTTGGGTGTGTATTATATTTAGATCTGTACTTCATTAAACTTTCAGCAAAAATTTGTAAATATTTTAGCTCAAAAAATTCAATTCTCAATACTTCTGAGATTTGATCGAAGAAAGGTCTATCCTCCAACATAAGTTGGCACATGTTTTCTTGGAATTTTTTTCCAAACCTTAAAAATGTCTCGTGTTTATTTTCCATAAGTCCTCCAGTGTTTTATAAATATAACTCGTTATTTTGAAAATGTCAAGCTAAAATTTATCTCTTGATATTTTTCATTATTCTTGAAAGTTCTTCAAAGTTGATGTAGCCGCAGTCATCTTCAAATAACATCTTTGTAAAATTTAGCCTCGAAAACTCAGGTTGAAACTGAATTATCGAATTATCGATGAATACACGATTCACCGGTCGAATGTTTGGTGAGTATAGCTGCATGATTTTATAGTTGCTTTTAATCAAGTCAGCAGAGCCGATAATGTTCTCATGTAGTTTGAGCTTTTTTCCTTGCATTCTGCAATTTTTAACAATTGTTTCGCTATCATATTCTTCTTCGTTAGCCATGAAAGGAAAGCGTTTTGCAATGGTTTTGAGCCCAACCCCACCAACGCCGGGAAGGTTATCACTTGGGTCTCCAGCAATTGCACGAGCAAGGGCAAAATTATTGGGATGTATTTTATGCTCGTCAAGAATGCTTTGCTTTGTAATAACCTTATCTTGGATAGGTCTATACACAGATGTGTAATCATCACATAATTGATAAAAGTCTTTATCGGAAGAAACAATGACTTTATTCCAGAAGGCGTAAAGAAGGTGCCGTGCTCCATAAGCGATAACATCATCGGCTTCCACATAATCGATTGAGATTTGAATAACTGGCATTTCATTGAGATACTCCATAAGCCTAATAAGCTGATAGGCTTTATTCTTTGTTTGTTCTTCGGGAGATAGCTCAATCAATCTTCGATTGAATCTAATAGGTCCTCTGCCCTCTTTGTAGTTTTTGTTTAGTGATTTTTTACGCTGGGAGCCTTCGTGTCCGTCCCAAGCGATGATGATTTCTTTTGGCTCAAACTTCTTACAAACCTTCTGAAGGGATTTAAGAAAGCCGATACATCCACCTATTGGATTACCATGTCGATCTAGTGTTGGGTTAACAATATAGCTTCTGATAAACATATTGAGCCCATCGATTAATAGTACTTTGCTCATTTTTCCTCCACAAACTCGTATGTATACATATGCTTTGGATAGTGTAGTTCGACCATTTTACGTTCGTTCAATGCTCTAAATTTTGTTGGTAAATCTTCCAATAGATACCCAATGAATTTTATATCATTATGTGTTATTAATATCTTTTTCATAATGTCCTCCGTATTATAAATATAATATAACTTGTTACTACTAGTTTGTCAAATAATTAAAGAAAAAACCCCCACACTCAAAAGAGCATGGGGGCAACGTTCCCTTGGCGGCTTTAACTACGTCGTTTATTTTTCTTTGTCGACATCAAAGTTCTTACCTTCGGTATCGAACTTCTTGATTATCTCTTCATCCATAATTTCAAAAACCAGAGTTTTGAATTTCTGATCTTTTAGTTTATCTAACCATTGTGACGACCGGAACTTATGCTCCTTACCCTTTGAATCGGTAAGGTAGTACCAACCGCCCCCTACCCGAAATCGATCTGATTGAGATAAACGTAAGGCTTCAAGCCACGATTCTTCATCTTGAATACGTGCCTCTCCACCCCACAGGATTTTGAACCCACAAGTTCTTCCTTCCGTACCAAATCTAGATTTCTGAATTTGCACCTTAACTTCAGATCCAATTCGCAAACCAGTATCATCGGTAACATACCCTGCTTTGGCCTTACGCTTTGTTAACCAAATGCGTTGGGAACAGAAATATTCAATCGCCTTACCACCGGGAGCAATAAACGGGGTTGTCATTGCTTCGGCAACATTGCTAGTAATGTTGGTCTTCAGTTGGTTGATCAAGATCATCGTGCACTGTTGATTGGCAAGAGGGATTGTTAGTTTCGGAAAAGCCTTTGCAAAAATGCGAGGCTTGACTGCCATAGTAGATTGAGGATTGAAGTCAGATTCAATTTCTTTTTCAGAAGAGGTAGCTGCAATGCTATCCCAGATGAATAAAAACTGAGTCTCGGGATATTCTCCCATCAAATCCTCGATGGTTTCCAGAGTCTTCTCAACAGAGATTGCCTGAATGTAGAGTAGTGAATCTACATCAACTCCCGCAGTCGTTAGAAATTGTGGATCAATAGCACTTTCAGCATCAAAATAGACCACAGTATGACCCATCTTTTGTGCATTGGCGGCTATCTGAACTGCCATAAAAGATTTACCGGCTGATGAAAGTCCAGCAATCTCGGTGATCTTCCCGACAGGGATACCACCATACTTTCCTCTACACGTTATAGAGTCAAGCCACCTAGATCCAGTGGGGATCCAAGTCTTAACCTCCGTGGGGTTGTCCTCACGAAGATCGTGTGCAATGTCAATTCCAACTTGTTTATTTACAAATTTTTTCATTGCAGATATGTCAATTTTTCCCGGTTTTGATTTACTCATTTTAATTACTTTTCCCAATTTGTTCTCCTATAAATAGTGAGGCATCTACAACCCATGCCTCCCTGTGGTTTTTTAGAATATTATCATTTTGAGCTTTCTGATTTCTTCTGTCTTGAGATTGTCCCACTAGACAACCATGCTTGTTTTGTCAAATCTTGTTCGTTCAGAATTTGTTGCAATTTATAATCTCTTTCTTTGATATTTTTATATACTTGATTGAAAATCCACTCTACTGATTTTCCTAAAAGAGCTCCTAATACAACATTCTTTCTAGTATTAGGGCAATTAGAGAATTCCACCATTGTGGTTAAATTTTGCATCTTTTCAATATCTTTAAAGTTTGGATTATAAGTAAGCTCCCATTGCTTTACGTTCATATGGGCCCAGATATCCTCTGACATCGTCGGATCAGCTATTAATTCTGGTAATTTGAAGTTTTGTACTGATGATTTTGCCTTTCTGTTGGATTGCGGGTTTCTAACTCCTTTCGGAATAGATTTTTGTTTATTTTTGTTGGCAGATGTCTGATCCTCTTTAGGTTTATTAATCAGAGATTTATCAGAAACTTGTGTTGAATTAACTAAACGAAGGGCTGGTGACTTCTTGAAATAATAATTTTCTCTCAAGAAATTTCTCAAACTTTTCATTATTAATTCATCCGGAGGGATAGAATTTATCAATTCGTCTTTAAATTTCTGAACCTTTTCTGGTAAATTTTCGCTAATTACTTCACAAATTTTTCCTACGTCGATATCGTGACCATCGATGGTAACTTGTTTTCTGCTATTAGGCACAGATAAACAACAATCCTCAAACTCAACAACGAAAACTATTCGATCTGATGCTCTAGAGAGACCACAATCTCTCATCAATTTAGCTCTGGACGCTCCGGGTGCTAAATTGCCATATAATTCGGATTTATGTTTAATCGCAAAAAACGGACAATATATTGCATGATGATTGCCCATATCTTCTTTCATAATAAACCATCTTAATTTAAAATCATAACTGCCAAATCCCGTATTCAGAGAATACATTTTTGTTCCGTTATCTATACTTTTATTCTTAAGATAATACTCTGACCCCCTTACGCGTTCTTTGCGTTCTGGTCCTACTTTGATATCGATGTTTATGTTTTCTGGGAAGGACCAATATCTCATATTTAGAAATCTACAAAATGCCCAACCATATTGTTTATTAAGTTTTTTAAGTTTAGATCCAAAAAGTGAATGAATCTCGCTGGCTAGTGTTTCTGATAGGTTCGCGCCATTGACGCCTTTCATCACCAGTTCGGTTCCTGTTTGATCTTCTTTCAAAAAGCTGAACTCTTGGTTGTCAATGTAAACTATTGACTCATCTACTTCATCTCCGTCTTCATCTATGCTTATGGTTTTTTCTAATCCGGGAAAACCCTCGTCATCACTCGTAAATTTAAATTTAAATGAATTGTTGAAATTTTTTGTTTTATATTCTAAGTCAGCTCTCTTATATCCTGCTGCTTTTATACCAATCCCCTTACATTGGTCGAAGTCTGCATTTAGAGCCAGTTCGGTAACTTTTGAACTATTAAACATTGAATTGAAATTATTAATTACAATTTCCTCAGTGAACCCGATACCTGTTCCCGCGAACAATATGGACCCGTCTGAATCATTATGGAATGGATCAATATAAATTTCTGATCTGTCTTCAGAATGTTTCATAATGATAGCGTCAAATTCATTATGAAACGCTTCTCTCCATAACATATATAAGGGGATATCTTTACTTACATTTTCTAATGCTCTAAACACCATTCCAGTTTTATCCTTTTCCGGAATGGTCATTTTTTCAATTTTTTTCTTTTGTGTTAAAGCTATGCTTCCTTGTGGACTTGACATGCTTATCTCCTTTGTTTTGATAATAAAAAAGTGCCACCCTTTTAAACCTAGGGCGGGTGGCGTTACCCTTTAACAAGGAGGAGGACTACGGTTTAATCATTGTTCATGAATTTATCAAAGGCCTCGTCGATTCCCGAGCTATTTTTAGAGTATTTTGTAGTTTCAGTTGAACTGGATTCTGATGATGAGTCGGAGGACAAGTAGTCATCAAGTAACGCCTGAACATCTTCGGTTGATTTTCTATCGAAAAGCGAACCAATATCAGGGACAGAATCTAACAATTCATTACAATCACCAATTGCTTCGTCGCATAATACACTCGGTCGTCGACGAGGTTTTAGGGTAGTCTTAGGGAAAGACCCCGGAGTTCCCGGTACGTCATAATTGAGAACAATATCAGTGCCTACTTCAGGATCAGTGATATCACCATAGTCAGGGTCGAGGACATAACCCAGCAAGGTTTCGTACGCGGTCTTTCCATAAGACCAAATCTTTACTCCCTCGGTTTCCTTGCCTCGGACGATAATCGGTGAATAATAACGTTTGCGAACAAAAAGTTTCTTTGCTTCAGACTTCAGAGTAGCATCGTCTGTTTCGACACCATTCTTCCACAATTCAGAAGCAAAATTACAAATTGGACAATCTTCTCCATGATTTCGCTTTGGGCACATAATACCGGGGTTTTTACCTACATTATAGTGAAAGTGAAATTCCTTGAACGGATCTCCATCTTCTGTAGGAAGGATACGAATGGTTTGATCTCCTTGAGTTGGTCGCCATTTCGTATTATTAGTTTGACCTTTGTTGCCAGTTTTAGATGCGTTAAGTTTGGCTCGCATCGCTTCAATATTTATAGCCATAGTAGTTCTCCTTTTATATTGCTATGTTAAGGTGAGCAGGGTTTCAACCATACTCCCAGTTTGTTTTAAGTTGTGTAAATCAAGTTACACTTATAATATAACATTTATTTTAAACTTTGTCAAGTTTTTTTTGAAAGTTTTCCAAGAATTGTATACCAAGCCCAAGTCACTGCAAAGACTAATACAATAGTTCCAAAGATAATTTCCATTACTCACTCTCCTCAACTGAGGTGTCTTGTGAGGAGTCGGTTTCTTTTTCGCCACAACCGACCAAAAGTGTCATTAAAAATAGTAACATTATTTCTCCTGTATAAAATGTGTGTAATGTTTAGTGTAAAAATAACTTTCTGATTCTTCTGTGGACCAGATCGCAAATGAAGTCTCTCTGTTTAAATCTTTGTTTTGTTTCACCATTGACTTAACGTTTGGTAAAACAGAAACGTCGTTAACAAGTTCATCCTCATTTATGTTAATAATATAACCTGTCTCAGTTATGTTGTCAAGTAAAAAGAACAACTTTTCTTCATTTTCTTCAAAAGGCCCCCATCCTATGGTGGAAATATTACTGATTTCTTTTAAATCTTGTCTCGCATCAAAATCTGGATCGACATTATCGCAATAATTTAGTGTGCTAATCATAGTGTAAATAAAATTATTAACTTTATCAAAATAATTTAATACCGTACCATGACCTACGTGCTCCAGAAGAATCTTATTATCCAACAAAATTAATTCATCGATTAATCCTGACCTCGCATATTGCTGAAGGACATTGAAGTGCACTCTGTTTCTTTTCTTCTCTTTTGTTGATGAGAATTCAAGATCCGGATAAAGATACACAACCTTCATTTTAACGTGTCTCAGGCCCTCTAGAATGCGTAGAGTTGCTCCAGCAACCTTACCGCTACCACAAACAAAAAGAATGCCCTCAGAGGCAGATTTGATAGCTTTCTTGCGAGGTTTGTAATTGATTGAATCATATTCTTCAACCGAGGACGCTTTCTTGATTCCTTTTCCCTCATCTAACAACTCAACATGATATTGGTCTTGTTTTTTGAATAGTTCTGCTATTTTACAACCTGCGTTGCCAACTCCGACAATTAACATTTATCCTCCAATTTCTCTATTTCGTCGCCGAATAAGTAATAGGTGTGCCCATTTACAACAACACCATAGACTTGCATTTGATCGAATCTTCCTGATACGTCAGAGACTACGCCGATTTCGCCGCCATGTAAATCGACAACAGCCTGTATTGACTGGACTTTGGGAAGAATAACAACCAAATCGCCCTCCTTTAATTCCATTTAAAGTCCCTGAGGTCTTTGAGGTTGCGGCCCATTTTGCAATTAGAAACAAAATTGCCTAACTTTGTATCCTCAAAGATTTCTTTTATTTGCGGAATAAGATGACGATCGTCCCTATGAAGATCGATAATAACGCAATCGTGTATAGTAAAGGCGACATAACTTCTCCTGTCTGTTAAGAATCTTTCGATTTTGTTGACTCTTTCGAGGCAATTATCGGAGGAAGCGGATTGAAGAAGGTAGTTGAGCGCGTGAAATCGATCGCAAGCTGTCCTTCGACCGAAGGGGGTCCGTAATTCTTGTTTTTGTTCGCAATAATACTTTTCGACAAGAATGTCTTTGCTATAGAATTCAGAATCGATAGTTTTGTTTTCCGAGTTATACAGCCATGCAAAAAATTTTTGTTTTGCTTGTGCTCGGCTAATATCTTCTTTAAATATGTTTTTGATGTTCCACTCATGAATATCCTCCTGTGGTTGTTCTTGTCCCATGAGAGAAATCATGGTTCTAATCTCTGCTGCATTAAAATCAAATTCAACAAAGCAGTCCCATTTTGGTTCCACAATGTCCTTGATTTCGTTTTTAAGATTCATTATTGGAAAACTTCCATTTTTTGTGGTAAGTCTGCCGGTGACAGATCCAAAAATGTCGTAATTTACCGACAATTCCGGGTTTGTCTGTATCCATTTCAATAGATTTCTTGCTTTCGTGTCTGTTTTTGCATGATTATAAAGTTTATGCATGTTGATGTTTACATTGTTTTGCCGTATTCTTTGGCACGTTATGTAAGTATCCAACAAAAAATTATAATTCTTAGGTTTTTCGTAATTCTCGAATACCCACTCGCAAATTTCGTTTCTTATCTGGAAGTAATGTTCGATTTGCTTGTTTGGAACAAGATCGTAAAAGCAAATGTCTTCGAAATTTATTTTTGATTTGTTAAAAGCTTTAAATTGCGCTTTTATTCTTTTTTCATAAGCAGCCAACCTTGTCTTTAGGTGTTCTGGGCAGATTTCACTGAGAGATTTGCCGTTAGCCCACAAGTATGCATAATCAATCTCAAGATTCTGCAGGTGCTCTGAGTAATTCCAAGTCCGACGTGCAGATGTCGGAGGTTTGTTGTAAACTATTTGTTCATTGGCATAATAACCAATGCAGTCTTTCTTGTCGTCCAAGATTTGAAATACCATGTGTCCTCCATAGTTTCGTCATCTTTTATAATATAACCTTATTGTCTATCGTTGTCAAGTTTTTTCTTAAACTTTCTTCTGTGATATGATAAGAACCCTTCTTGCTGACTATACTTCGCTTTGAATTGATCATCGATAAATTCTATCATGGTGTCTCTTGATCTTTTTGATAATTCTATAGAATTTTTATAAATACGATTAATTTCAGAATCAGTATAAGGTTTTCTTTCTTCTATATTTCTTATATTAATATATAAATTAATAATATTATTATATAATATACTATCCATATTATTAATATCAATTTCTTCCTTTTGCTCAACAACGGTTATTGTCTTAAGTGACCAACTTGTATGAAATTTTCTTTTGAATGGGTTTAGTTGAATGTAGTAATTATAGTATTCCGATACAGTACTTGTCAACAATCTTATATCATCATAAAGCGTTTTGTTAAATTGTTCAGAAAAAATCAAATCAACACTTGACAAACCATATTTTCCACGGTATACTTTAGTTACGGGACTTGAAACATCTGAAATTAGGACGCCCGGATTTCTTTTGTTAACTGAGAACCCGTATTGTTTAGCCATATTCAAATAATATTTGAAGGCTGGGCTGTCGAACAATAGCGCTTGTTTCTGTTCGTCATCATCAAAAGGAATACCCGCTATGTCGATTGCAAGACCGGAGGAAAAAATGGACCCCTGACTAGATCTTTGATAACCCGAAAAGGTAATCGGGTAAATGTCTCTCATAAGTGACATATATTGAGTGAGTGCTACAACAAAATCATTGAAGTTGTTTATTTTAAAGTTTCTAGAAGATACGAATTCGTCGATGAATGTGTCCATAACTGAATTTCTGTAATTTGTGTAATCATCGAACGGATCTAAGTATGCTCTTTTTGCTGATAATGTTGATAAGACCGGATCGTCTGTCGGGATAAGACTTAAGCGACAGGCTTTTACAAAATGCTCTTCTAGGTCTCGATATTGATCAGATACATAATTCATAACCAAAATTGTTTCCGATGTGCTATTGGAAGAAGCTAAAGGGACAATGAAATCTGTGTTGGGGTAAACTGGATTGTGTTGCCTATCCACTCTTCCGTAGTTCACCCTTTCTGCGAAGTTGAAGTCCATTATTTGGTTTGGCCCGAGACCTCCGTTTTCCGGAAATGCTAGTAGTTTATACTTTGCTCTTTCTCGAGCTAAGTTTCCAATTGATTGTATGGTATTTTTTCCGTTAAATTTTGTCATTCTTAAGTCTCCGGTTCATCTGGATCGGATTCTTCCCCAAGCACCTCGTCCAGAGTCGAATCCAAATCAGTTTCATCGTCGGCATTTGATGGGAATGGATCACCTTCCACCCGACCTTTGGATGGGGAACTTGCTTCGTATATGTCCTCAAATCCATTTTTTTCAGCCATTTTCAGAACAACAACCCCGCCTTCGCTTTGATCGTATGTTATTGTTGCAACCAATTCTTCGCCATTGTAGTATGTGTATATCTGATAGAAAGGATCTTCCGGATCTCCTGTGTCACCTCCCTCTTCTTTGATTATTGAGGTAAAATTAAAAATTATAGGATTATCTGAAGCAACACCATTTGCATCGGTTGGCTGAAAGGCTGTTTTGTATTCTCCACTATTTTCTGGCAAGTCTTCAAAAAGCACAAGAAAGTCTCTTTCCGCTTCAGTATTTGGTACGTCACTTTCAGGTGGTCTTATATCCAAAGGAGGTGATGGGGCTTGTGGTGGCATTGGAGGAATATAATCTCTTTCACCCGCTCTGAGTCTTTGCTGTTCATTGATTAAGACATTGGAATAAATAGTATCTATTAAAATTTTATCACAAGCATCTCCGGCGAGCGAATCACCAGTTGTATGTTTGTCTTCTAATTTTCTCTCTTTCTCTTTTCTTAAATTTGTCAATCTCTTTTTGCCATTCAGATTGGGATTACCACTTCCGTCACCAGTATAATATTGTTGTGCCTGTATTGTTGTGGAGTA